TTAGCTGGCACTGTAAACCTCTTTGGCGCGCAACGTGAACGCCTGGACCATATTCGCCGCCAGCTCTTTAAACACGCGGCCAAACGCCAGTTCAATCAGGGCGTTGGTAAATTCGAAATCGAGATGAAACTCGATCCGGCAGGCGTCGGCACTGAGCGGAACGAACTTCCACCCGCCCATCAATTTTTTGAAGGGGCCATCCACCAGATGCATCAGAATGCTCTGGTTATCGGTCAGCGTGTTGCGGGTCGTGAATGTTTTGCTGATCCCGGCTTTGGAAACATCCACCGCCGCCGTCATTTGCGTCGGGCCTGAGTCCAGCACGCGGCTCCCGGTACATCCCGGGATAAACTGCGGATATGACTGAACGTCATTCACTAACTGGTACATCTGTTCCACACTGTAAGGGACAAGCGCAGTACGACTAATCTGAGGCATAACATTTTTCCTGATCAAACAACCAACAAATAATAACATTTATCCCCTGTTAAAAAAACGCTGAGCCTCATCTCGTGCTAATATAGCGCGTTAGACCTCACAGGACGCAATGAGGTGACTTTTTGACATCAGATTACCTACGGCTTCACGACACTTATGACGAAGAAAAAAGCACATAAACCTGGCTCGGCAACCATTGCGCTCAACAAGCGTGCCCGCCACGAGTATTTCATTGAAGAAGAATTCGAAGCTGGCCTGGCGTTACAGGGCTGGGAAGTTAAATCGCTGCGTGCGGGTAAAGCCAACATCGGTGATAGCTACGTGATCTTCAAAGACGGCGAAGCCTTTTTGTTTGGCGCGAACTTTACGCCACTGACGGTCGCCTCTTCACACTACGTTTGCGATCCTACCCGCACCCGTAAGCTGCTGTTGAACAAGCGTGAGCTGGATTCCCTGTTCGGACGCATCAACCGCGAAGGTTATACCGTGCTCGCCCTGTCGCTGTACTGGAAGAACGCCTGGTGCAAAGTGAAAATCGGCGTGGCAAAAGGTAAGAAACAGCACGACAAACGTAACGACGCCAAAGACCGCGAATGGCAGGTCGATAAAGCCCGCATCATGAAGCACGCAGGCCGTTAATTTCAGCGCACTTATTGAGCGATTCAATAAGTTAGCGTTCCGGGGTGGTATCCCGGCTACGAGTTCTGGTATACTTGCTGTAACACTATTGGGGCTGATTCTGGATTCGACGGGATTTGCGAAACCCAAGGTGCATGCCGAGGGGCGGTTTGCCTCGTAAAAAGCCGCAAAAAAATAGTCGCAAACGACGAAAACTACGCTTTAGCAGCTTAATAACCTGCTAAGAGCCCTCTCTCCCTAGCTTCCGCTCTTAAGACGGGGATCAAAGAGAGGTCAAACCCAAAAGAGATCGCATGGATGTCCTGCCTGGGGCTGAAGTGTTAAATCTAATCAGGCTAGTTCGTTAGTGGCGTGTCTGTCCGCAGCTGGCGTGCGAATGTAAAGACTGACTAAGCATGTAGTACCGAGGATGTAGAAATTTCGGACGCGGGTTCAACTCCCGCCAGCTCCACCAAATAAAACAAGGGGTTACGTGAAAGCGTAGCCCCTTTTTTTATGCCAGTGGCGGCAAAATGGCGACAGCATTTTGGTTGTGGCGGCGGCAGGCATAAAAAAACCCGCCTTAGCGGGTTAGTATGCAAATTGTTCCTGCATGCCTTTTGGGTGAGGTGGGGCTGCGCCGATTCTTTGAGGTCGGCACACTGAGCGAACAAATGTTTCATGCGTTACGAATGTATGACCGCACTCGATATTAGTGCACTGGTTATAGCGTTCTTTAGTTTCGCTGGACACTTGAAAACTGCTGCGTGTATGTGCTGCCAGTCCACACAATGGGCAGTTCATCATAATAGTTTCCCCCCTTACCTTTGCTGATATCGCAATAATGATACACTATTATTCAATAATGAGAACCTCTCACTGCATTTCGAGATCATCAATTTTCACTTCAAGCTCAATACTGGTAACAAAGCCGCTATCCGGGCCGATAGAATGGGTCAGGGTGGTTATGGTCCATTCCGCATCATCTATTGGCTGTTTAAAGCCGCTGACCTTTACCGGTATTTCCGTATAGAGATCGGCCCGACCTTCTGCGAGCTGCAGGGAAAACGAAGCCACCCCGCGCTGCAGCCGTTCCCACTGCATTTTTGCAGCCCGTTCAGCGTTAGCCCTGTTGGCATAGGTCCGGTTAAGTACCAGCACGTTTTCATCCGTACCGACCAGGTAATCCCCCTGTTTAGCCTCCGGCTCCTTTGGTTTCGTGGTCTTCCTGCGGCGCTTAACTTTCATCGTTTCCTTTTTCTTTGGCTCCCGGGTATGCAGCCAGCTGGCAATAACGCCGGTATAAGCGCCACGATCTGCCAGGGTGAAACGGTGGCCGTCACCATCCTTTCGCGTGATGGTCACAACCGGCAGCGGCTTTCCGCTTGCTGTTCTCCCCTGCCCCTGCCGGATAAACAGCAGATTGCCGCTTTTGACTGATGCTATAGCCCCGTACTGGCGTGCCAGCTTCATCAGAAAACTTGCGTCGCTTTCGTTCGTCTGGTCCAGGTGATCCAGTGGCCGTTCTGACAGGTCCTGACCGATAGCCATTTGCAGATTATGGCGGGTGGCGATTTCCCTGATAACGTCTCCCAAAGTTGTCTGATGCCAGGACTTTTCGCGGCGGATATTCAGGGTTGTGCGGAAATCAGCACTGCGGGCGCGAATCGTGAGGCGATCAGGCGCGCCGCTGTGCTCAATTTCATCGACTGTAAACGCCCCTTTAGGGAAAAGCGGCTGGCCTTCCCACCCCAGCGCAAACTGAATGACCGCACCACGACGCGGCAGGACAATCTGCCCGTCCGCGTCGTCCAGTTCCAGATCAAGCTGGTCCGCTTCAAAGCCCCGGTTATCGGTGAGCGTCACGCCCATCAGGCGATTATCCAGTGCGGTTGTAACGTCCTTACCTTCGATAACAATACTGAAGGCCGGGCTTTTCCCGTACAGGCTAAGAAGTTCAGAACTGAAATTCACTGCAGTAACCCTCCAACCGTATTGGTAATATTCCCTATCGCAGACGATGCGGAGTCTTTCAGGTTACTGAGCTGGTCGCTCAGGCTGCCGAACATATCGGACAGCGATTCATCCACCCGCCTGAGCGTCAGCGTGAACTCAATCCGCCGCGGCATCCCGCTTTCGAAAAATTCCGTCTTTGTCTGGCTCAGACCCTCAATCACAAACATGCCGTATATAGTCCCGCTGCCCTCAATCAGAGGCCATGCCTTGCCCTGTTCCGCCATCTGCTCCAGCGCCAGCAGTGACAGCCTGCCCCCGGTGATTTCCGGCAGCAGGACGCCGGACAGCGTCAGCGAGTCGTTGTCCGGGCCAAGAAACTGCGTTGACGGGCGGCGATTGATGCGGCTGTTAACCGCATGCCGCCAGTTGCGCTGATACTGCAGCTCCTGATACGGCACCGTGCGCAGCATGAAAACGTATAGCCCCAGCACCATCATCATGATTCATATCCCCCCTGGTCACTGTAATTGCTGCGCGCCTTCGCGCGGGTGCGGCGTTCCCGCTCGTCGAGCTGGCGGGCAACTTCGCGCGCAATATCCTGCGGGTTCTGCCCTGGCTGCGCATGAATTGTGATCGGCGCGTGCGTTTCAAAGTGCATTACTGCCGGTGCGCGCTCCGCCTTCGCGGGCTGGCTCTGTTTGTATGCCATGGCGGGAAGGCTGAACGGATGCAGGGGTGCAGCTTCTGCAGGTGCCGCCGCCATGCCCAGGGTTCCGGCCACAACCGATGCCAGCGCCGCCGTGCGCCGCCTGCTGGTCACGTTTGCCGGGCCGTTCACAATTTCAGGGCCATTCTCACCGACTATGCCAAACTGGCCGCGCGGGATAGCGCCCCCGTTGTCATACATACCCGCAAAGCCCATCATGGGAAATCCGCCAGGCGGCAGCACCACTTTTCCGTCACCGTTCACCGTGGCGGGCTGCGGCTTCACCACCTGGTCCGGCAGCTTCGCTTTCGCAGCTTCCTGGCTGACAATGCCCAGCTTTTCCAGAAGCCACGTTACGCCCGATTTAAGCGACTCCAGCGGCTGCATCACCATGTTCAGGCCTTCAGCCAGGGCCTCACCAAACCTTTTCCCCATGGCGGCCGCGTTGTTCAGCTCCTCCGCCGTGGATTTAACCGGCGTCAGCAGATCCCGGAACCATCCCCATAACGCCTGTACTTTATCCCCTATCCACTGGAATAAAGGCCGGACAGGCTCAAAGGCTGCGCTGATGGGAGCGGCCGCAGCCCTGAACCCTTCCACCACGCCTCCCAGAAAAGCGCCGATTGGCTGCCAGTATTTCCAGATGACCAGTGCCACACCCGCAAGTGCAGTAACTACCAGCCCGACAGGGCTGAGTAGCGCGCCCAGCAGTCCCGAAATACCGAAAAGTGCACCACGAAGTAAGGTGAGCGGACCGGATACCAGAAAGCGCAAAACTCCCCCGGCAGCGGTCAGCCCTCCACGAAGCGCCGCCAGGGGGTTCATCACTGCAGCTATCACGCTGCGCACTCCGGTCATTCCGGCGCGAAATACTGCCACTGGCGCGCCCGCCACCGCTTTCAGTGCATTGCCCACAATTCCGGCTGAGCGATGCAGAGCATTCAGCGGGGCAGTAAGCATGCCAGTGCTACTACCCGTGGAAGCCATTCCGCGTCGAACCAGGGAAAGTGGTGTATTTGCCAGCCATGTCAGCGCGCTGCCGGTGCGCTTAACCGCCGTGAATACAGACGGCAGCGTTTTTACGCCAAGCATGGAAAAGCCAAACCGCAAAACCGCCAGCGGCCCCAGCACAGCCGCCACCACAACAGCTAACGTACCAAGCCCAAGCGTGATCGCAGCGATAGCGGCAGCCACTTTCATCAGCGTGCCTGCCAGTTGCGGATTAACTTCAATCCAGCGCCGTAGCGCCCCGGTTACGCTTTTCACGTAATCCATGATATCCATCAGCGGCTGACGCAGCGTTTCGCCCAGGCTGCTGAAGGCGTTCTGCGCCCCCGTTTTTACCAGCATCCACTGCGCAGAAAGGGAATCCCGGTTGATGTCGGACTCTTTCTGCATTGAGCCATCTGCGCTATTACCGGCAGTGAGCTGCAGCTGACGGCGCAGCTCCGGCAGGTTGTTAGCCAGCTTTGCTGCATCATCGCCATATTCCTTGCCAAACAGCATTGTCATGGCGGACAGGCGTTTGTCCTGCGGCAGCTTTTCCACCTTTTCCATCACCCGCAGAATGGTGCCCATGGCATCCTTCGTCATCTGCTTTTCAAGCTCTTCTGGCTTGAGCTTCAGCATATCCATGCCATCCATAAAGCGGTCACTTTGCATGGTGGCAATGGACAGCTCACGCACCATGGCGTTTGCGGCACTGGCTGCCACCTCCGGCGCTGCGCCCAGTGACAGGAACGTGGAGCCAAGCGCCGCAGCCTTACGAAAGTCCAGACGGTCAGCCACGCCCCCCATGCGCTGCAGCACGTCGATAATGTCCGCGCCCTTAGACATCGCGTTATCGTCCAGATAGTTCAGCGCATCGCCCAGCTGCTCAATATTGCGGGTCGGCACCTTGTAGAGACTGGCGATTTTACCCAGGCCTTCGGACAGTTCATCGGCGGGCAGTTCAAACGCGGTTGCCGCTTTGGCTGCCGTACTGGCAAAGGCCAGAAGGTCACGCTTCTGGTCTTCCCATGAATCATTCGGGTTCGCCACGTTCATACGCGCGCCACCCTCGACCAGGGCGGCATAGTCCACCGCGCCATTTTCCATGGGCAGCTGTTCGCTGGCAGCCTTGATCGCATCCTGCATTTCATAGAACCGCGCGGTGCGGTTTCCGTCATCGTCACGCAGTCCATTGACCTGCTTTGCCACGCCTTTCATGGCATCTTCCATGCTGGCATAGCTTTTCACCGCCGCCACGACCGGCGCGCCCATTGCCAGCCCTGCGGCTGAAGTCGTGGCCCCGGCCCCGGCGATGCGGTCCCGCACTTCCAGGCTGCGGGAATACTGCTCCCTGACGGCATTAACCCTGGCCTGCTGCTCACCGAGCCGTTTAAGGGATTTCTGCTGACGGTCCAGCGCCTGCCGGGTTTCGTCGGCATTCTGGCGCAGCTCGCGCTGGGCGCTGCTGAGCTTCCGGGTATCCATTCCGGCCTCGTTCAGCGCAAGGCGTTGCTTCTGCACCGACTGCCGCAGGCCGTTGTATTTGGTCTGCAGCTCCGAAACGCGGTTTCTGGCCTGCTCAAGCAGGCGGGCCTGCGCCGCCGTCGGGCGGTTTGTATCGGTAAACTGCGTGGCGAGCCGGGCCGCTTCTTCGCGGGCAGCTTTAAGGTTATTACCGGTGATTGCCAGCTGCGCGCTGGATTTACGAAAGCCCTCAACTTTACCCGCCTGAGCGTCTAACTCTTTCAGCCTGGCGCGGCTTTGTTGAATGGCGGTAGCCAGCTCTTTTGAGCTGGCCTGCGCAGAACGGAATGGGCGGGTGAGTTTATCAACCGCATTAAGAATCACCTGCAGACGCAGGTTAGTGTCACTCATCGCTGGCCCCGCTTCTCTGTATCGCTTTATGCCGCCACTCCAGCACTTCGGTCAGCGGCATAACGTCAGTGACGGACGGCGGCCAGTGAAAAATGGTGGCGATATCTGCCACCAGATCGTCAACCGTCAGGCTGTCGGTAAACCGGCAAGCACCGACTTCTTCAACAAAAAAGTCACTACCTCAACGGACAATGCAGTGAGATCGGCAGGGTCAAGCTCTGCCATTTCCTGCGCCGTCAGGGTCGGCGTGGAGATACGCGGAATGACGGTCATCATTGCGCCCACGTCCATATCCATAATGGCCTGCAGGCGGGTGCCACGCAGCGCGCCGGACTGGGGTTTGCGCAGCACAATTTCCGTGATTTCACTGTTACCGCGCTTGATAGGGGTATCCAGCTGTACGGTCTTTTCGGTCAGCGTGTCGGTCATGTTCTTTTCCTGTTAATGAGTTACTGGCGCGGCTGCCCGCGCCGTTAAGGTTAATCAGAGGCCCAGCGCGTTACGGTGCGCTTCCATCAGGTCCACGCCGTCAACGATTTCAATCATGTTGACCAGATCGACCTCATAGAGCACTTCGCCGTTAATGGTCAGCTTCGCGTAGCTGTTGGTGCTGCTGACTTTGGTGGTGTTGCTTTCGCCGGTCTTCCACTCGCCGGAATCCACTTCCTTATGGCGTCCGCGCACGACCAGCTCCACGGCCTGCACCTCTCCGGTGTCGTCCCGCTGAATAGAGCCGGTGAAACGCAGTTGGATGCCGTCCACCGTGGTTTTGCCCATCTGCTTAAAGAGCAGCAGTTCGGTGCCGCCAATGGAAAATTCCGTGTCCAGCGCGCCGTCATCCAGTCCCATGTCCACATCAACCGCACCGGGCATACCACCACCGCGATATTTCTCATATTTGCGCGTGAATTTCGGCAGGGTCATGGACTCAATGATCCCCTGCCAGTTGTTCCCGTCGTTGAACAGGTTCAGATGTTTTAACTTGCGTGGTAAAGCCATGTGGTCCCCTTAAGCGCTGACCCGGCTGGAGAAATCCAGCAGGTATTGATCGGTGATGCGCTGGCGCAGCATCAGGTTTTCAAGCGGCGGCACCGGCGTGTAGTCGTAGTCGATTGTGAGTTTCCCGGCTTTCAGGGAGTCCTTATCGTTCACAGACTCATCCAGCCAGCAGTCTGCGCCGATGATGTAGCCCTGCGTTTTCAGGTTGCGCAGTTTGGCGCGGATACCTTCGATAATGTCGCGGGCCAGTGACGGGTTAAGCACACCATCCACCGCCCACATGTGCGCTTCTGCAATGGTGTCAGCCAGCACCTGCGCCGTGCGGGTGTAGTTTTCAAAGGCAAACAGCGGATCGTCGCTGAGGCAGCGGGAACCCCAGAAGCGGAAGCCGTCTTTGCGGATCAGCGTGGTCACATCGTTCTGGTTCAGCAGGCCCGCATCGGTGGCCGGGTCCTGTAGATCCCAGAACACATCTGCCGAAAGCCCGGTAACACCGTTCACGCCGACGTTGGACAGGGTTTTGTGCCAGCCGGTCTGTTCGTCAATTTTGGCGCGCAGGCCGAGTGCACGGGCGGAAGCGTAAGCCTTCGCATCTGCATTCAGCACGGTGTCAAAGTTGATGAAGTCAGGCCAGATCAGCATCCCTTCGCGCTGGCTGAAGTTATCGCGATAAGCAATAGCCTCCTCCACCGTTTTGCAGCCATAGGCGGACAGGTAGGCAAACCCGCGCAGGCTCTGCGCCACGCTGAGCAGCTCAGTGGCAACTGCCTGCGTGTCATGCCCTGGCGCACCGAGAATGCGCGGCTTAACACCAAGCTGCGATTGCGCCGAAAGCAGAGCCTTCATACCGGTTTTTTTACCGTCAGCGGTCACGCCGCCGATAATGTTGGAGGTGGTTTCCGCTTCGGTTTCGCCCTGCGCCACACGCACGACAACCGTCACAGGTTTTGCCTGGTCTGCAATCGCATCCAGCGAGCGCGCCAGCGTGCCGGACTCGCCCGCTTTGCCGCTGGCGGTCAGTACATCGGTCAGCAGGACCGGCTTGTTGAGGGGGAACATGGACGCATCTGCATCGTCGCCGGTGCAAACCATGCCCACGATAGCGGTGCTTACCGTGGTAATGGATCGGGTGCCGTCGTTGACTTCAACAACGCGCACACCGTGGTGGTAATCCTGAGCCATAAGGCAGTCTCTCCGGTTACAGGGGGTACGCCTATGTTCTGGTTGATATGCGCGCGGCGCACGCGGCGGGCTTTGTCTGGGGAATGGCACAACGAAAGGGTTAAAAAATCCCCGCATGTGTGGGCTAAATCACCATGTTTCCTTTGCATCACCTGCCGGAATAAGGAGGTAAAAAAAGAGGCCGCATAAGCGGCCTTTTGTCATAGCGGTTTATCAGGATAGATTGGGTTTTCTGGGTCAACCTTTGTCAGACTGTAGCGATACTTCTGCCATTCCGTCAGCCTGGGTTTATCTGCCTCGTCAATATAACCCCCCTCTGAGGCATCTTTCAGGGGGACTATTACCGAATCCGCCTCTTTGCGCAATGCTGTTAATCTAAGAATTGCCGCCGCTTTTAGCTGTTCTGGCGTGGGCGGTGGAATATCCTCCCAGCAGGGCATTCCATTTTCCCCCGCGGCCCGTTGCTTACCAGGGGGAGGATCACCCATAAATTGGGCAGCAGTCTCACTGTCCACCTCCACCCCGTCGAACGGCCACGTACCTGCCTGCTCGTAAGAATCCCTCAGAGAGTTGGGGAAAAACGCATTCTCATATGCGCTATAAACATATTCACTCATATTACCTCCCGAAAGAAATCCACTGACCGCCTTCCTCAGAGACATTCACGTGAGCAGTGAAGCCAATCGGCTGTTGTTCGGTCGCGCCCCACATATTCCCTCCACCCCATCCCGCATCTGAAACGATCACCTGGTCCACCTTTGTGGGGTATCGGATTGGGAAGTTGATTGTTTTGGTTGTTGTATTCGTAAAATCTATTGTGCCGTACTGGATCAGCAGATCGCCGAGCTTGTACCAGCCAGGGCCGGTAAGGATGTTCAAATCTGCCCGTACCAGCGCCGCGCTGTTGCGTGACAGTAAGGTTCTGGCAAAGGCGGTGAAATCGGACAGGACCAGCAGATCCTTGCCGACAAAATACGGCAGCTTATCGGCAGCGCCAGTAAGTCCAGATAAAGACGTTAACGCCGCATTAATGGGTTGCTTACCGGATAATGCATTCAGCACAGTTGTAGAGAAATTAGCATCCCCCCCCAGGGCATCTGCCAGTTCCTTAAGCGTATCCAGTGCCGCGGGAGAGCCATTAACAATCGCAGCGATGGCAGCTTTTACGAAAGCTGTGGTTGCTATCTGCGTGTTATTCACTGTCTGTGCTGGCGTCGGTGCCGTCGGTATGCCGGTTAAGGCGGGGCTGACCAGCGGTGCGCCTCCAAGATTGGCAAGACCACCTGCCGGAGTAGACGAGCCGGTGCCTCCGTTGACAACAGGCACTACGGTTGAGGATGCGCTATTGAAGTTCTGCATCACGAAAAATGTTCGTGAACCCTTCGCGCCAGAGATAACGACGGTCTGATCGTAGTTAAATCCTGATGTTGGTGATTGAGAGGTGATCCTGACTGAATATCTGTTATTTGCTGTTCGGCAAATTACACATTCGATATTCACCACATCGCCGGATAAAAATTTAAGTTCCGCCGGTGCGTTCAGCCAGCCGGTAACGTTAACCAGAAGTTTCTGACCTGATTTAAAATCAGCTTGTTGCCAATCGAAAGATGAAACTGGTAGTTGTGTTGCTATGCCAATCCCCAAATCATCAAAACCGAGAGTTTTACGGCCACCTTCTGGCGTAGTTTCGCCAAGCCCACCATTGGCGAGCGGGATTACGGTTGACGAGTCGTTGTTAAAGCTTTGAACAACAGTAAAATTTCGGCTTCCTTTGGCACCGGTACAGGTAACAACATATTCCGCGCGGTTGCCATTTGATTGAGCATTAGACGTAAGGCGCAAAACCAAACGGTTTGGCTGATTGATAACGCAGGTAATATCGACGTTTGTCCCTGAGTTATACGTAATGCCCGTGGGGGGGTTTAACCATGCGGTTGCAGTATATGTGGTTAGCCTCTTCTGACCTGTAACCATATCAATCTGTTGCCAGTCGATGGGATCAGTCGGTGCAACGTTTGACTGGCCTATACCAATCGCCGCCATTGCATCAGCGCCAATCAGCCGCCAGCCGTTAGCATCGCCACCTGGATACCAGCTGACTGAAGTCCATCCGGTTGTCGCGTTAGGTGCGCCATGGCGTTCATACGTTCCGACAGTGGTAAACAGGAGCTGATTAAGCCCTGCGATCGTTCCACCCTGGCGGCGAATCGACATAATGACGGCGTTACCGTTTATACCAGCAGGTAAATCAGACCGTGAACCGGATAATACGTAAGTCTGGTTTTGCGCAAAGTATGCGGCATCTGAAAGGGTGGCAGACGCAGGCAGTACCGTGTTTGAGCTTAATCCTCCAACCTCCGTCCAGTCAGACCATGAGGGGCTTGCTGCATTCCATACTGCGTTAAGCCAGCGAATGAAGATTCGACCGCCGTCAGTTGTATATCGCTGCGTGCCGTTGTTGCGTCCCCCTGCGAAAACTTCCAGCACTCCTCGCTCTGCTGCCGGATATCCATTCGCAATGTCGGCAGCGGTAGCGCTTACGCTCGATTGACTCCACACGCCTGTATAGTCGGAAGTTGGCCCAAAGTTGTTAAGGTGCGAACTGGCCGGGATGCTGCCGCGCACCAACAATGCGGGTGCCACCGCACGGGTGACAAATTCGGTTGTTGCCAGCTGCGTATCATTTGAGGCCTGCGGTGCTGTGGGCGCTGTCGGCTTTCCGGTCAATGCAGGACTGGCAAGCGGCGCTTTGGCGGCCAGGGCATTGAGCATGGTAGTTGCAAAGTTCGGATCATTTCCGAGGGCCGCCGCCAGTTCGCTGAGCGTATCCAGTGCGCCAGGCGAGGAGTTAACCAGCGCAGCGATTGCTGTCATAACAAACTGCGTGTTTGCGAGCTGCTGCGAATTATTACCTGCAGCAGCCGTCGGTGCCGTCGGCGTGCCGGTCAGCGCCGGGCTTGCAAGCGGCGCTTTGAGTTTGGCCTCATCCATGACGGTTTTCACCGCTTTTGGGGTGGCGGCCAGCGTTTCGGATATGCTGGTTGTCGAGCTGCTGAGCTGCGTAAAGCCTTTTGCAGTCAGGGTAGCGTCCGGGTGGTTGCGGGATTTTGCGTGCTTGTCGATTTCACTATCAACATAATCCTGCGTGGCCATCACGGTTGACGTGTCCATGGTGATGGTGATCGCGTTGACCTCGCTGACCGCAATCACCATGCGGATCACCATTTTGCGCCCGGCACCTTCGCTTAATGATGGCTTGTAGGTTTCTGCCATGTTGCCGACGGCCAGAAGTGTTCCGGCGGCATCATACAGCGCCATTTCACGAATCCAGAACCCACTCGTTTCCGGTTTTTCCGGTGGAATCACCAGTTCAACAACAATATTTTTCGGATCGCTGGCATCAATGCTCGCTCTGTTAATCGGCGCGCGGTAAACCTCCCTGACCAGTTTTGTCTGGGCAGGGTTCGGAGTGGGCAGCGTGCCGCCGCCATCACCCACGGCCATTTTTGCGGTATTGTCCAGAACAATGCTGGCGGTGCCAGCCAGAACCGCCGCGATTTTTGCGGCACCTGCTGTGGTGATAATAGTTTTAAATTTCGCCATGATAATTACCCTGGATAAACCGTAATAATGTCGCCGTCATAGATGGCCCCGCCGGTGTACAGATAACCCGGCACTTCCTGCACAATATTGATTGAGCAGTGACGACTGACGGGCCTGGCATCACTGATCAGTCGGTCCATTTCGATATTCATGTTTGGCGTCATACCGCTTTCCGGCACTCCAATGTCCAGTTCGAACGTGCCAGGCGTGGCATTGTTTTCCCACCATTCCGTAATACCGATGATTCGCCCAAGCGGGCCAACCGCACTGCGGATAGCGGCAAGCGTCCCTTTGCGGCGGTGAATGAAAAAGGCGTCACTGACAGCCTGGCGCTTGACGTTCTCTGCCCAGGCTTCATCCCAGCGGTCAACCGAAAACGCCCACGCCAGATAGGGCAGAAACTTCACCGGGCATCTCCAGGGGTTCCACAGGTCACGCAGTGGCACATCAAGGTTGCTGATATCGCTGCAGGCCTGCGCCAGTCGGCGCTCAAGGACAGACGATCCCGGAGGAAGCAGACTATTCATCCGTTCCCCCGATGGTTACGGTTGCTGCTGTGCAGTAAGCCGCTTTTGATTTATCCAGCACCACATCAACTGCAGGCGCGGTCAGCTCTACACGCTGGACTCCTTCCACATGGAGCGCACCGTAAATGGCAGATCTGCGGATATCACGTCCCAGCCGTGCCTGAGCTTTAATGTAGGATTGCAATCGCTCAATAGCGGCCGCTTTAATAGGCTCCGCCTCCGGCCCTGGATAGAGATAGAGCTGGGCATTAATCGTATAATTCACGATGGAGGCAGACTGCACTGTTACCCGGTCAGCCACCGGGCGCACACTTTCATCATTGAGCGCAGCAGCCACAACAGCGAGCAGGTCTGCCGCTGCCGTTCCATCTCCTTCGCGGGAAAGTATGGTAACGGTGACATTTGCCGGTGTCGGGCTGATAGCTGACGCATCAGCCACACGGCCATCAGCACTGCGCGCGTGAAATTCATAGGCAGCAGATGGGCCAGCCACGCTCAAACCCTCCATTGCCGCCGGTATGCGCTGGCGTAAATCATTATTAGACTCCATCACCGCCTGAACCGGCGGAATCGCCGTCGGGTCTCCGGGAATGATCGTAAGTCGTTTTACGTTATTAATGGCTGCCAGTTGATCGAGATCACTACCCATGGCATAAGCCACCATGACCGCCTGCGCAGCCTCATTGATTCGCTGACGCAGCAGGATTTCCCGGTATGTGTTTTCCTGCAGTAATTTGGTGACGGGTTCAGATTCCAGCTCAAGTGTGCGCCGCACCGCGTCCTGTTCATCCACCGGATGAAGGGCTACAAAAGCTGCCTTGCGCTCAGCAAGCAGCGCCTCAAAGTCCGGCACCTCAATAATCTGCGGGGCCGGGAGCTGGGAAAGGTCAATTACTGCCATTATCTGCTCCTGTTGGCACTGAAAGGGATACAGACGCGCCGTTATTGCGCTTCCCGGTTAGCTCAACCACCATTGAGCCGTCAAAGCTGCTGCTGATAGTGATGGAATCCAGCGTAAGCCGTGGCTCCCATCGGCTCAGGGCTACGTAGACCGCAGACATGATCTGCAGACGCAGCGCCGGGTTCTGTGGCTGGTCTATCAGGGCAGACAGCAGGGAGCCATATTCCCGGCGCGCAATTCGGCTCCCTTGCGGGGTCAGCAGAATATCCCGTACTGACTGGCGCAGGTGTTCCGTATCAGTGATAGCCCTGCCGTTACCCTGACTCATGCCGATATAGAGCGTCATACCGGGCCTCCCGAGGTATCGCCGCCTTTCATAACTTTGATATGGGCATGGTTATCCACCACGATCCCGTTAGAACTCATGGCACCGCCGCCCTGGGTGACGCCACCATTGATCACCACCTGGCTGTTTATGCGCGTGTTGCTTGCTTCCACAACAAACTCACCGGTTTTCAGGGTGATGTTGTCAGCCGCCTCTATCACCATTGATTTGATACCTTTGACGTGCCAGCGGCCGGTCGCGGGTTCATATTCAAACCAGCCTCCGTCCGGGTATTCCGTTACACAGCCGTCCACAGAATTCGACGGCGGTGCAAACTGATTGGAGTAAATGGCAGGCAGCGCAAAAGCGGTTTCCAGATTGCCGCCCAGGCTCAGCACCACCACTTGTTCATCCAGGGACGGACACCACCAGGTGCGACCGCCACCGGCACGCAGTGTCAGCCAGTTAATCCAGTTAGTTTCTAGCTCGCCCACCTTTACCCGGCACAGCCAGTTTTCCCGGTCCACTTCGGTCACGGTGCCGGTGCGGATCAGGTTGGTGATAAGGCGCATGATTTCGGTCAGTTGTGCATTCATGGCTTAAGATTGCCATTAGCTACTTTTGAAATGCAGTGTGATAACTTGTATGGAACTCCACACAAAGCTATAAATGAAGAAAATGAATTCTAGAAAATATCCAACCTACGAACTACGTGAATACAGTAATGCGGATGAACTATGGGATGCTTTATCCCCTACAAAACAGATTGACCAAAACTGTATTGATAACATTGTTTATAGAGGGCAAGGTAATGCTGACTGGAGTTTGATACCATCAGCGCTTCGAAAACCATCACGATACCTGGCAAGAAGAACAGCATCAACATCAGATGATATAGTTGCAAGTGAGATAATAACTCTTATGTCATTTGTTAAACATTGTGACAGAGTCGGAATCCGTATTCCTGGTGATAGCCCAGACTTTCGTAGGGCACATTTAGACATTGGTTTTCAGGACTACTGGCTTACAAACCCTTCCTCATGGCCTAATCCAGAGGTTTTGGATGTAATGGCCTTAGCACAACACCATGGTGTGCCAACCAGACTTTTAGATTGGACACGAGTTCCGTATATAGCAATTTATTTTGCTGTCAGTTCATGTATTGCTAATTATGAAAAATGGACACCAACCAGCAAATTAGCCGTATGGGCATTTAATAGAGAACGTATAAACCTTCATCCGCAAATAAGGTTGCATTCTTCAGCAGGCTCAATTAGCCCACATCTTGCTGCGCAATTCGGACTTTTTAGTGTTCACCCGCATACTGGAGGTAGAGGACAGCCAGCAGTTATACATGGGCTTGATCAACTTTCAAGAGATTATCAACATCCGGTATTTTTCAAATATACACTCCCTATAAAAGAAACATATAAAGCATACTTGCTTCTCAATAAAGCTGGATTTAGTGCGGCAAGTATATATCCTTCCGCTGATGGGGCAGGAAAAGCAATCCATGACGAAATCAACCTGGATAACGCGAGAAATAAATTAGATGAATTAGAAATCAGTTTTTGATAAACCAGCGCAAAAGGATATCACTAGTAATTTCTTCACTCTTGTCGTCTACACCCAGCAGGCGGCGCTGTGAGTAGCGGATCTGCGGCCCTTTGCGACTGGTTCGATCACGCAGGCCATAATGGTGAACGCGGGCAATGCGCTGCACTGAGCCGTCAAATTGCACGCTGACAGAATCCGCACTGGCTGTTGTTTTCAGGTATTTAGTGGTGCGAAGTTTCGCAAACATCTGGCGCTTAATTCGCCCCTTCTTACTGCGTGCCGTGACCCGGCGCGGCTCATAGCCGCTTCCGTCGGGATTGCGCTGCAGCCTGATGTTTTGTTGCTGCGTGCGGCGCAGCTCCTGCGCCAGCTGCCGCATCATGCGGCTGCGCGCGGCAGGCTCAAGATTCGCCAGCAACGCTGCCAGCCAGTCATCCACCCTCTGTAGCTCACCCATGTTTCACCGTCCACATCTCTTCCGCTACGTCCGGTTCCGGCACCGCCTCCACGCTCGACATGCCCCCGTCTGTGCTTACAAGCACTCGCTCCGTCAACTGCAGGTTCAGACTGATATCGCACACATCATTGCGCAGAATATCCACGTCAAAGGTAAACAGCTTTTCGCGCAGCTCAGGGTTATTGATTGCATCCGGCTGATTGTCAGTGAGCCAGAGCAGAACGGGAGCCATCAGCAGATTCTGGTCCCCGCTGAAATCCTCGATCACCACGTTCAGGGTGTAGCGGTACTCCCATGACATGGAGCTGGCCCCGGTTGCCACCAGTGAGCCGTTATCCACAAACAGGTGCAGTTTGTCCGGGTTACTGCGGACATACGGCACCGCCTTATTCAGGGCGCTGCGTAAAGACTGCGGCTTGTTCACTGTCTCGCTCCTGGCACGCAATTATCGTGTCTACTTTGTCAGCACACGCCGCCCAGGCGGCCTCCGTTTCATCCAGCACCGCATTCAGATCGCCGTTACTGCGCGGCGCTGACCTTTCCAGGCGGCACTGCGTCACTCTGGGACAGCCACTCACGGTAAGCTGCACCTCCGGCGAGGGCCGGACGCTCCCGCAACCTGATAACGTCAGCAGGCAAAGGAGTGCTAGCCCAGCGGCGCAAATCCTCATTTTCACGTTTCAGTTCCTCTATCCGGTGCTGACGGTTACGCAGCAGCGCGGAGGTCTGCTCCGCCGCCGCATAAAGCCGCGTCTGCTCCCGGCTGTTGGTTTCAGTCAGAATGGAAAGGCCGATCAGCTGGCTGTTTTTCTTCGTCAGTTCCTGCGCTTTGCTTTTCAGCGCCGCGCCCTGCGTCTCGATGGTGTGGCTGGCATTGTTAAGCCGCCACGACTGCCAGCCCAGCGCCGCAAGCGTCAACGCCAGCACTACCGCCAGCGCCCGCATCAGGCTGCTGCCGTCTCTGACAGCTGAGAACGGGCAACCCGGTAAACCAACAGCGTCAGTAAATAAAACACCAGGGTGATCACCCAGCCGGACCACGCCAGGCAGACAACAATCAGGATTTTCATCAGCCAGCTGAGCAACGGCTTATCCGGCGCAGCAAAGAATTTCCTGAGCAACTCTTTGATGGACTGTTTTGCTGAACCTCCGGCAATTGCGCCAAGCACGCCACATAAGGTCAGCGCCCAGGTTAAAAGGCTCATAACCCAGACAGCGGCAACAACCAGGACCGGGGCGCTACTGCGTGGATAAAACAGCGCGGCCATCAACAACACCACCCAGGCGATCTGAAAAAACACGTTCATAAGTTTCTTTTTCATTGTATTACGCTCCTTTTAAGCACCAGGCCAACTCCCGCGCGCGGCGGTTCTCCAGCCCTTTATTTTTCTTACCGTTGACGTAAACCCAGCGCGGCAGCTCGTTGCATGCCTGCCACCACTGCTGGCGGTTGATGTAGGACACCATGGAGGATCGGCATATTGCGCCGGTACCCACGTTGAAGCCGATGCTTACCAGCGCATCGTAAACATGCTGCGGGGGTCTGACCTTCAGGCAGGCATCCAGCCTTTTTTCCGTCAGCAACACATTGCTGATTAACCCCTGCGCCGCCTGCCGCTCCGTAATGGTTTTACCGGGCGCCACGCCGGACGTATTGCCGATCCCGTCGGTCCAGACACCCGCGCTGCACTGATAAGGCTGCAGGCGGCACCCCTCGAAATCGGCTAACAGCTTCAGCCCCTCAACAGAGGTATTCAGCGACTGGAAACCGGGCAGCGTGGCGGCGATAGCCAGCACCACTCCGACAAGGCAGCGTTTAACGATTGAAGGATTCATATTCCCCCCGCGTGATTTGCCCGTCGCGCAGCAGCTGGTAGGTTTTGTGCTTGTAATACCAGTTGATAGCCAGCATCAGCACACCAATCAGCACGCCGCCAACCGTTGAAGCATCCTTAAGCGACAGATCGCCCAGCCATGCCAGCAAAACAGCGATGCAGTAAGTGATAAAGGCGCTGATTCGTTCAAGCGTCATAATTCAGTCCCATAGCTGGACGGTCTGCGCCGTGGTTGTCGCCGGAATGTCCGGCAGCTCCACCTGCAGCCCGTGCGGTAAAAAAGGGCCATACTCAGCCAGCCCCGGATTTGCCTGCAGAACCTGCTCGGTGACACCCTGCGTACGCCCGTAATGACGCCAGCAAAGCGCGTCCACCGTGTCATACTGGTGCGCACGCACTTTCATCAGATAAGCTCCACCGTGCAGTGCGGTGCATCCTGCACCCGGCTGATAGCCCAGCGGGCATCACGCCACAGATCGCCGCTGGCCTCCGCCAGTTCCTCCCCTCGCTTCACCCCGGACGCCGTGGCGTCATAATCCTGGTAACGCTCATTGAGCACGGCGCGCGCCCAGCAATAGACGGCGTTAAGATAGTGCTGAATGCGCTCGCTTTTGCCGTCCAGCATTTCCGCCGGCACGTCAGCCAGATCCCGGTAGCCCAGCATCTGCTGACGGTTGCGGAAGTCGTACAGCTCAGCGTTAACCTCTGATATTGCTGTAAGCGCAACCTGCCTCAGACGCGGCTGCGTCACCGTGCCGTCAGTGCGCATCACACTGCGAAATTCCGACAGGTCCACGTCAGGCCAGAACGGCGTATTTTTAATAACTTCCGCCTGTTCCGGGACCTGTTCTGGCGCAATAAACTGCATGCGGCTTTCTCCTGAAATAGTGGGCGGTGGACGGGGTTTTGATGTGGCAGTGCCTTTCACCACCCCGTGCCGCCCGTGCGCGGGGCACGTTCGTTAGCGGCTGTCACTGCGCAATCTGCGCTCCAGCTGCTGCTTTTCTTTTTTCACGCCGCAGCGGGGATCGAGCTGCAGCGCATGGGTAAGGTGATTCAGGGCAGAAGCCGGGTTAATTTCGGTCAGTACCGCGCCGATGGCTTTGTGCAGGCGCGCCCGGGACTGGTCCGGCATATCCTGATCGGTTGTCAGGTCCAGCGTCTGCAGGAGCAGATCGGCATCAAAACTGGTGGCTGCCAGCAGGGCGCTCTGTGCGGCGTCCGCCATTTCTTCCGCCAGAACGGTCTGCACGTTGCGGTTGCCCAGCGGCATCACCCAGCCATGGCGCAGTGCATGACGCCCGATTTCCAGCGCACCGGCATAATCACCGGCGTCGATACGCCACAGCATCACGTACATCAGCACGTCATCCTGCTGCGCACCTCCGGCAGCCAGCACGCCCTCCGCCCAGGCGGCATACTTCGGCAGAAGCTCCACCTTGATTTCCGCCTTTTTCACGGTGGACTGGATACCCTTAAGGCGGCGGCGGTCTTCTGCCAGCTGCAGCAGCATCAGGTCATAGCCGGACGCATGGCGAACACTGCCGCCCTCGCGGGCGGCCTGTTCGGCCTGAATGCGCAGGCGGTGCTGCCGTGCGGGACTCAGGCTCATGCGTTACTCCCCACCTTCCGGCGCAGATGGCGTGGTGAAATCACCGATTTCGATGTTTTCGACCAGGGCCGCGCAGCGATAATCTTCAATCACATACGCTTCGTTGACGGATTCGAAGTTTTCGATCCGGTCACGTTTCGGGTTGTCGATAACAGAACGGCGGCGGGTGTCTTCCTGCCAGTAAATGGACAGGTTATCCAGACGGGTGATCAGCAGGGCATTCGCCGGGAAGAACGGCGCGCGTACCGCCTGCAGACCGCCCATGCGTTTCTGGCTGATAATCAGATCGGCGGCGATTTTCTCGCTGTTTTCCTGCTCTTTGTTGACCAGCGGGAAATACTTGTCAGACAGCAGTTCACGACCGCAGATAACAACCAGTTCGTCATCGTCCTGGTAAACTACGTCGATCAGTTCATTGACCGCATCCATCACCACGGCGTCCAGGTTGGCATAGTCGCCGCCCTTGCCCACCTTCACCGCGCCTGCAGTGGTGGAGCCGTCCTGGGTGGTGCTGCCCATAACGTGGTCCGCCGCGTCTTCGCGGATTTTCTGCAGCCAGCCCTTATTCACGTCCTGCAGCAGCGGGTTTTCAGCGCGGTTAGAGGTTTTGGCGCGCTTCACGCCGTTGAAGCCGATCATGATGCGGTCCAGCGCCTGGCGCTTGATGATGGCGTTACGGATACGCACCTGAAAGTCCTGGAATTTCGCCCACAGGTCCAGCTTTGCGTAGGTCAGCACCGTGTCAAAGTTGGTCTGTTCGCATTTATATTCCACGTCCTCCATCAGCATCGGATCGGTAGGTTCGCGCTCTTTGGTGGTGGTGTCGGTGGTTCCGGCAATGGTGGAGCCAACGCCCAGGCCAAGCAGCTGGCCGGACTGCTCATCAACAGGCGAGACATTAATGAGCGTCAGGAAAGCGGCGGACTGCTGGATCTGGTCTTCCAGCGTCTGCTGCACGGACGGCTCAACGGTGAACTTGCTGGAAAGTTCTTCAACTTCTACGTTGTTCAGGCGCGCCAGCTGCTGCAGGTAGGCGTTAAAGGCAAAGCGGGTTTTCTTTTTCATCGGGTTGTATGCTCCATCAGCAATTGGTCAGGGTGCCAGCCGGTGCGTCACCGCCCGGCGCGCGCTGGCGGTAATCTTTACGGCTGTCTTCACGGCTCAGCTGCTGCTGAAGCTCGGCAAAGGCGGCCTGCTGCTCCTGCAGCGAGGACTCCAGCTCTGAAATGCGCGCGTCCTGGTCGGACAGGGATTTATCAGTGCGCTCGCTCAGGTTCTGCTGCTCGGTGGCGACCAGCTCAACGGCTTTGTGCACGTCGGAAAAACGCGCATCATCGGTCTGCTCTTTTTTGGTGAACAGCGCGGTGACGCGGGCAAAGAGGGACGGCTTTTCGTCCTGGGTTTCTTCCAGTTCGATCAGCGTTTCTTCGGCGGCGGTAAACAGGTTTTCAGGATTCTGCTTGCGGTGAGCCAGCGGGTTTTGCGCGGCGCTGGCGCTGAAGGTCAGCATTTCGGTGCCCAGGCTCGCCGGATCGTCAGTGGCGGCCAGGCCGACAAGGTAGGCTTTGCCGGTGTCGGCAAACTTCGGGCTGACTTCCATGGAGGTGAAAAGCTTCTGGCCTTTTTTGACCAGTTCAACGAGTGAGCTGGTCGGCTCCACGTCGGCATACAGCGCCATTTTGCCCTTCAGCGGGCCGTCCTGAATTTCTTCAGCTAACAGCCCGGTCACTCTGCCGTAGCGGTTAAAGGCGCTGTCCGGTGAATAGGACTTGATGTGCTCAAGGTTAATCAGCGCGGTATAGACCGCCGGGTTGTAGCTGGCCGCCATCTGCTCCAGCCATTCGCGCTGGATTTCGCGTCCGTCGGTGGTGGCACCTTCCACCCCGATACGAAAACGCTTTGTCTTCACTGTCATGAGCCGTGCTCCGTTAGAAAAAACTTACTGGAGCCTTATGGTTGCGGTGATGGGGGGAGTGAAACAACGCGCGGCGCTTGTACCGCCCGTCACACAAACCGCAGCCGGGGAAAGCTGCCGGGCAAGGCCGTATGTTTGGGCCATGAACACGACACTGACCCCCGCAGACCTCGATCCCCGTAGGCAGGCCATGCTGCTTTACTTTCAGGGATACCGCGTAGCCCGCATTGCTGAGATGCTGGGCGAGAAAGTTGCAACCGTTCACAGCTGGAAGAAGCGCGACAAGTGGGGCGACTATGGGCCGCTGGATCAGATGCAGCTCACCACCGCCGCGCGTTACTGCCAGCTCATTATGAAGGAGCAGAAAGAAGGGAAGGACTTCAAGGAAATTGACCTGCTGGCACGTCAGTCAGAGCGCCACGCACGGATCGGTAAATTCAACGATGGCGGGAACGAAGCTGACTTAAACCCGAACGTAGCCAACCGCAACAAAGGTCCGCGCCGTCAGCCTGAAAAGAACGTTTTCACCGACGAACAGATCGAGAAGCTGCAGGAGGTTTTCCACAGCTCGATGTTCGCCTACCAGCGCCACTGGTACGAGGCAGGCAACCGCCACCGTATCCGCAACCTGCTTAAATCGCGCCAGATTGGGGCAACCTTCTTTTTTGCCCGGGAGGCACTGATTGACGCCATTACTACCGGCCGTAACCAGATTTTCCTCTCAGCCAGCAAGGCGCAGGCCCACGTTTTCAAGCAGTACATCATCGACTTTGCAAAAGAGGTTGATGTGGAGCTGAAAGGCGACCCGATGACGCTCAGCAACGGCGCGTGCCTGTACTTCCTCGGCACCAACGCCCGCACGGCGCAGAGCTACCACGGCAACCTGTACCTGGATGAATATTTCTGGATACCGAAATTCCAGGAGCTGCGCAAGGTGGCATCCGGGATGGCCATTCACAAAAAATGGCGGCAGACCTACTTTTCCACACCGTCCAGCCTGACCCACAGCGCCTATCCGTTCTGGTCCGGCGCACTGTTCAACCGGGGCCGCGCCAAAGCGGACAAGGTGGATATTGACCTGACCCACAGCAATCTGGCCCCGGGCCTGCTCTGCCCGGACGGTCAGTACCGCCAGATCGTCACCGTGGAAGATGCGGTGCGCGGTGGCTGTAACCTTTTCGACCTCGACCAGCTGCGCATGGAGTACAGCCCGGACGAATACCAGAACCTGCTGATGTGCGAGTTTATTGACGATCTGGCGTCCGTGTTCCCGCTGAGCGAGCTGCAGGCCTGCATGGTGGACAGCTGGGAAGTCTGGTCCGATTTTCAGGCGCTGGCGCTGCGCCCGTTTGGCTGGCGCGAAGTCTGGATCGGCTATGACCCGGCGAAAGGTACGCAGAACGGCGACAGCGCCGGGTGCGTGGTCATGGCACCGCCCACGGTGCCGGGCGGCAAGTTCCGCATTCTTGAGCGGCACCAGTGGCGCGGGATGGACTTCCGCGCCCAGGCTGACGCGATCAAAAAGCTGACGCAGCAATACAACGTGACCTATATCGGCATTGACTCGACCGGCGTCGGCCACGGCGTCTATGAGAACGTGAAGGCGTTCTTCCCGGCGGTCCGGGAGTTTGTCTACAACCCCAACGTCAAAAACGCCCTGGTGCTCAAGGCATACGACATTATCAGCCACCGCCGCCTGGAGTTTGACGCAGGACACACCGACATTGCGCAGTCATTCATGGCTATCCGGCGCGCCACTACCGCCAGCGGCAACCGCCCTACCTACGAAGCCAGCCGCAGCGAAGAAGCCAGCCACGCAGATTTGGCCTGGGCAACGATGCACGCACTGTTTAACGAACCGCTGCAGGGCGAAGCCGCCAATACCAGCAACATTGTGGAGATTTTTTGATGGGCAAGAGGAATAAAAACCGCGCTGCAGCTAAACAGAGCGTTCAACAGAGTAGCGGCGTATCTGCAGAAGCATTCAGCTTTGGCGACCCGATCCCGGTACTGGACCGCCGGGAATTGCTGGATTATGTGGAGTGCGTGCAGATGGACCGCTGGTATGAGCCGCCGGTGAGTTTTGACGGGCTGGCGCGCACCTACCGCGCCGCCGTGCATCACAGTTCACCGATTGCCGTTAAGCGTGACATTCTCAGCAGCACCTATATCCCGCACCGCCTGCTCAGCCAGCAGGCTTTTTCCCGTTTCGTTCAGGACTACCTGGTATTCGGCAACGCCTACCTTGAGAAACGCACCAACCGGCTCGGCGGCGTTCTCTCGCTGGAGCCAGCCCTGGCGAAATACACCCGCCGCGGCGTTGACCTGGACACATACTGGTTTGTGCAATACGGATTCACCACGCAGCCCTACGAATTTACGCCGGGTAGCATTTTCCATCTTCTTGAGCCTGACATTAACCAGGAAGTTTACGGGCTGCCCGGCTACCTCTCAGCCATTCCGTCCGCCCTGCTCAACGAGTCCGCCACGCTGTTCCGCCGGAAGTATTACATTAACGGCAGCCATGCGGGCTTTATCATGTACATGACCGACGCCGCGCAGAACCAGGAGGACGTGAACAATATCCGCCAGGCCATGAAAAGCGCCAAGGGTCCGGGTAATTTCCGCAACCTGTTCATGTACTCGCCCAACGGCAAAAAAGACGGGATTCAGATCATTCCTTTGTCAGAGGTAGCGGCAAAAGATGAATTTCTGAATATCAAGAATGTGAGCCGGGATGACATGATGGCCGCGCACCGCGTGCCGCCGCAGATGATGGGCATCATTCCCAACAATACCGGCGGCTTTGGTGACGTGGAAAAGGCCAGCCGCGTCTTTGTGCGCAATGAGCTGATGCCGCTGCAGAAGCGCCTGCAAGAGCTAAATGACTGGCTGGGCGAAGAGGTGATCCGCTTCGAGCCATACACGCTGGGACTAGACACAACCAACGCTAACTAAAATTAATAAGCAGCGCCTCTGCTTGTTAAAGGCGCTGCTAAACCTCAAAAATTTATCGATCTTCCCCAAGAACTCCGGTCTTAATCAGCTGATTCCAGAAATTTTTCATTTTCTGCCCTGTCTGCTGATTAACAAATAGAGATGATCTGGCACCGTGTGGATATCCCATCAACTGCCCGCGCATATCTTCCCAACTTTCACAATAAACTGCGTGCCGCCAGTTAGGAACCTCGCTTTCAAGCATCAATCCAATTGCTGCTTTTGCTGGGATGGTGCCATCTTCTTCCATATCTTCCGAAAAATGCCAATGGCATTTAATTAGTAATGGGACGGCGTTTTCATGATAAAGCACAACGTCTTCAATCTTTTCGATAGAGATATAGGCGTCCCCGTGCTTTAGACGTTTTACACCTGCTATAAATTCATCAACATCATGGCCATAAGGACAGGTAAGAATACCGTTCCTGAAATAGACCGTGTGATCCAAATATTTAAAGCTGGGAGTATTTTTGGGAACCGTAGGCGCCCAGTTAGCTTTATCTCTTTCCAACAAAAAAGGATGCCATGCCGGATACCCATCCACTACTGGCCCACACTCTTCAACAATTTCCTCTAACTTCGCCCTGACCTTCGAACGCATCTCCTGATTTGAACCTTGTGGAACTAGATATCTGTAAGCATTTTCGAAGTTCGCTGCTGCTGCCTCTTCCGCTCTGAAAGCCAT